GGGAATGGTGAATTGCCTGTCAAGCAAAATAATAGTAGAATAGCACCCAGGCGCAATGGCAGCTTTGTGAAAAATTGGTGAAATAATGGCAAATCTATTTGATGCAGCGAATGCGCCAACCTCAGTTCCGACTGAGTTTTATGTTGGTGATTTTGTACAGTTCAAGATAACAACCCTTGGTTCTGACTATCCCAACACAGATTACACTGCCAGGCTGGTCAGCCGTATTGCCACTGGCGCATCATCAGAATTCACAGTGACTGCCACAGCATCTGATTCAGATTATCTGTTCACAATACTATCAGCAACAACTGCTGGCTTTACCCCAGACCATTATCATTGGCAGATTGAGATTGAGCGCAACAGCGATAATGAGCGTATCATTGTTGACAGGGGCCATTGGGATATTTCCACAGACTATGATGAAAATGTGGACCCGCGCAGTCACAATGAAATCATGCTGCAAAAGCTGGAATCATTACTTGAAGGCAAAGCAGATTCAGATGTTTCAAGCTATTCAATTGCTGGGCGTTCACTGAATAAGCTGGGTCCGGCTGAATTATTGGAATGGCGCGATTATTACAAACGCGAGGTTGCATCAGAAAAGAGGGCTGAAGCCATCAAGCATGGGCGCAGAAGTAAATCAACAATATTAGCGAGATTTTAATCATGGGGCTTTTTGACTTTCTAAAGAGGAATGCCCCCGCCAAATCTGTCCGGCGGCTGGGGAGAAACTATAGCGGGGCCAGCCAAGGCAGATTATTTGCCGATTTTATTGCATCAAGCAATTCAGCAGACAGCAATTTACGCCTGTCATTGCCTGTTTTGCGTGACCGCAGCCGTGACCTTGCCAGGAACAATGAATATGCCAAGCGGTATTTTAACCTAATCAAAACCAATGTTGTGGGTGAAAAGGGTTTCACTGTTCAGGTCAGGGCCAGAAATGATGACCGCAGCCTGGACGTTGCTGGCAATACCATCATTGAAAATGCCTGGCGAGCCTGGGGGCGGCTGGGCAATCCAGAAACATCTGGGCGTTTGTCCTGGCTAGACTGCCAGCGATATGTTGCAGAAAGCCTGGCGCGCGATGGCGAGGTATTCATTAAAAAGGTTCATAATAGAAGGCTGAAAGATGGTTTCAGCATTCAGTTCATTGAATCTGACCTGGTAGACCATGAAAAGAATGAAAGCCTGGACAATGGTCATACCATTAGAATGGGCATTGAGTTGGATGAATTCCACAAGCCTGTTGCATATCATGTTTTGACAGAACACCCAAATGACAACTTTTTTATCGGCGCATCAAAAGCCAGAAAACACATCAGGGTTCCGGCAAATGAAATGATTCATGTATTTATGCCAACCAGGTCATATCAGACCAGGGGTGAACCATTCATGGCCCCTGTTCTGGCAAGCCTGAAAATGCTGGCTGGTTTCATGGAGGCTGAACTGGTTTCAGCCAGGGCATCTGCTGCAAAGTTTGGTGTGATTACAACACCTTCAGGCGAGGATTTTGTTGGCGATGATGAAACAGATGATGGCGTTCCAATAATTGATTTTGACCCTGGTTCAGTGCATCAGTTGCCACGGGGTCACGATTTCAAGATGATTGACCCGCAGCATCCAAACACTGCTTTTGATAGTTTTGTCAAAAACATCCTGCGCGGCATAGCCTCTGGCCTCAATGTGTCATATGTAACCTTGGCAAATGACCTGGAAGGCGTTTCTTATTCATCCATCCGGCAGGGTACTATTGATGAGCGTGACCATATGCGGATGCTGCAATCGTTTCTGATTCAGCATTTCTGTGAGCCTGTGTTCCAGGCTTGGTTGGATTCGGCCTTGGATTTTGGCAATATTCCAATCCCAGCGAATAAATATGACAAGTTTGCTGACAATGTGTTTTTCAAAGGGCGCGGGTTTAGCTGGGTTGACCCCCAGCGTGAAATCAGCGCATCCATTGCTGCATTGCAAAATGGCCTCATTTCAATGAATGATGTGGCGGCAAATTATGGGCGCGATGTTGAGGAACTGTTCGGGCAGATTCAGTCTGACAAGGAAATGGCTGAAAGGTTTGGCCTAGAGTTGGCGTTTGAGCCATTCGGCGGCGGTCAGTCACCATTCGGGCCAATGAAGATTCCTATTCCAGTGCCAGATGAGCCATCAAGTTCTGAGGATGAAGATGGCAACTGATTTTCCCCAGAAAGGCGATGACCTAAAAATCAGCTTGAGGAATTCAAATTATCCTCAGTTTGACTATGATTTTGCGGTTGGTCTAAAGGAAAACAACAGCGAGGTTTGGCGCATGGGCGGCAATATTCGGGGCAATGAGGCCTTTGAATATTGGACAAAAGCCAGGGAAGGCCAGGAAACAGAGGGAACTTTGGCCTGGATTAAGGAACGTGAAGCCTGGGCCGCGCGGCATTTTGGCGATGGCGCACAGTTCGCAGATGGTGACCTGGAACCTAATGCCAGCAACATTGGCGGCATCATAGCCCAAATCAAATGGGGTGTGATTGGCAATCTGGGTGAACAGGGCATGAAAGATGTTGTTCTGGAAATGGTAAAAAAGACAGAGGGCAAAAAAGACCGCCAGCTTGATGATGCCACAATTACTGGCCTGGAAAATATGCGCGATGAACACAATGATGAGCATGGCGATGACCCAACCAAGCGGGTCACCTTGGCAATGTTGGAAACGTGCTTTGAAAGAGGGCTTGCAGCCTATCAGAACAATCCATCATCAGTGAGGCCAGCCGTTCAATCCCCCCAGCAGTGGGCATATGCCAGGTGTCGTTCATTCCTGTTTGCCCTAAGAAATGGGCGGTTCCAGGGCGGCAAGCATGACACTGACCTTTTCCCAGAAGGCCATCCATTAAGGTCTGATGATGAAAGTGATGAACGCTATTATGAAATGCGCCCTTATCCGAATGAACACGCTGCCAGGATAGTAGACCCAGATGGTTTTGAGTATTTCCGGCGGGAAAATGATGCTGGTGGGCGCGGCGTTGATTTTATTTATGGAATAAACGATAATGAAAGCACCTTGCAATCAATTCGTTTTGATGAACAAGTATTCAGTGTTGATGAGGCCATGACCTGGCTTGATGAGCATGATTTTGAGCCTATCAAATTTGAACCAGCAATGGGTGATGAAATGGAAACAGAAAAGCGGCACATCGTAAATGTGCAGGAAACAGAGGATGAATATATCATCACCTTTGCCAAGGACCATCACGATGATGAGTTTGTTGAAGGTGGCGAGGTCATGGATGCTGAACTGGCAACTGATGAAGAACGGTTCCTGAGAAAAGACCTGGAAAAGCGTTCTTATCACTTTGAAGATGACCGGAACATTGATGAGGCAAACCGCCTGGTCCGTGTTGGCGTTTCAACTGAGATGCCAGTTGAGCGCAGTTTCGGAATGGAAGTGATTGACCACACAAAAGGCAATATGAATTTGGAGTTTCTTAATTCAGGCCGCGCACCCCTTTTGCTTGACCATAATATGGAACGGCAAATCGGACGCATTGAAGCGGTTGAATTAGATGAATCTGCACGCAAGTTGCGTGCGGTTGTGCGGTTTGGAAAAAGCGCACTTGCAGAGGAAGTGTTTCAGGATGTGCTTGACGGTATCAGACAGAACATTTCAGTTGGTTACAGGATTGATGGCAGAGTCCATGATGATGATGATGACATTTATCGTGTAGCTACCACCCCGATGGAAATAAGCCTGGTCAGCATCCCAGCAGATATGTCAGATTCTGTTGGCGTTGGTCGTTCAATTCCAGAAATTATCTCAAATCAAACTGAAAGGAAAATAGATATGTCTGAGCATGACATTGATATTGAGGTGGTCACGACTGAAGCAGTCAAAGCCGCCCGTAAAAACGACAGTGCTATTCTGGCACTGGGCGCAAAGCACAATGAGCGCAACATGGCAGAGGAAGCCATTGCAAAAGGCGTAAGCGTTAGTGAGTTCCGTGGTCAGCTTTTAGACCACATTGGTAATAAACCACTTGAGGTTGCAGCCGCAGCCGTGGACGTAAAGCCAAAGGAACAGCGTCAATATTCTCTGGGCCGTATGTTACAAGCCCAAACAACTGGTGACTGGCGCAATGCTGGCTTTGAGCGTGAACTGCATGATGAGATTCAGTCTCGTGTAGGCCGTTCATCTGAAGGCTATTACATCCCAGATTTTGTCTGGTCGCAGCGTGCCGGTGAATTAGCAACTGGCGCAACTGGTGCGGTGGGTACTGAAAATGTTTCTGACAATTTCATCCCAACTGTTCATCGGGGCGATATGTTCATTGAAGCACTCCGCGCGCGCGGCGTTCTTGGTGGGCTAGGTGCAACCTTTATGTCAGGCCTTACAAACCGCATTCAAATCCCATCATTCACTGCTGGGGCAAATGTGGCTTTCGTTGAGGAGCTTGGCGATGTGTCAGACCAGTCACAGACAGACGGTGCTTTAAATCTACAGCCCCGCACACTTGGCGGCTTTGTAGATATCAGCCGTTTGATGATGATGGAAGCAGTGCCTTCAATCGAACAGATTGTTCGCAATGACCTTCTTTCATCTGTCGCAGACCGGATTGAGTTTTATGCAATCCAGGGTTCTGGCGCAAGCGGTCAGCCAACAGGCCTGTTGAACACTGCTGGCATCGGTGATGTTGACATTTCTGCTGGCACAGATGTTGCGGCACTAACATGGCAGGATATCATTGACCTGGCAAAAACTGTTGAAGATGCAAACGGCATTGTGAATCCAAATGCTGTTGGTTGGTTGACCAATCCAAAGGTCAAATCAAAGATGGCTGCAACAGTTCGTGTGGCATCGACAGACAGCGTTATGTTGCTGAATGACCCTTGGGATAACCTCTATGGCTACCCAATCGCATTCTCAACAAACGTACCATCTGACCTGGACCCAGGCGATGGCGGTTCAGACGCATCAGCACTCGTGATGGGCGATTTCTCAAGCCTGGTTATTGCCAGCTTTGGTGCGCCTTCAATTATGGTTGACCCATATTCAAACTCTAAGGCGGGAACTGTTCGCATGGTTCTCCACACAGAGATTGACACAGGTGTTCGTCATGCGGCTTCATTTGCTAAGACAGACGAAGTTTCAACTGCCTAAATCAATAACCTGGGGGCTGCAATCCTGTGGCCCCCAGATTTCCTAGGGGATTATAATGAAAGTTATTATTTTACAGAAATGCTTTACTGGCGCGGGTGGCAATCGCTTCCCAGGCGAGGAAGTTGATTTGCCTGAAAAGGTGGCTGAAAAGCTAATTCTGACTGGCTTTGCAGAAAAAAAGAAAGCTGCGCCAAAGGCTAAAAAATCAAACAGAATGATGAAAAACGTGTTTTCAAAGGAAGATGAATATTAATGGCTGTTGAGACTGCAACAGAACGTGCCATCTTTTTCAGTGCCGATGATTTCGGCACAACGGCAACATATACCCCAAGCGGTGGTTCACCAACCAGCGTCAAAGGTATATTTGACAAAGATTATATCGCGGTTGATTCAGGCGGTTCAGTACCTATTGCCCTGGTTCAGCCCAGGTTTTTATGCGCGACAAGTGACGTTTCAGCGGCTGCTGAAGATGATGCAATCACGATTGAAGGCACTGACTACCTTATTAAAGTGGTTGAGAATGATGGCACTGGCGTGACCATCCTGGTGCTTGAGGAAGTATAATGGCGCACGTTAGAAAATCCATCAGGGACAATCTGAAAACAGCCCTGACAGGCCTGGCAACAACAGGTTCAAACGTATTCCAGACCAGGTTTTTCCCCCTGGCTGAAGCCAAGCTGCCAGCCCTTTGTATATATTCCAGGGCGCAAACCTCAGAATATGCAACCATCAGTGAACCCAGGACTGTTATTCATAGCTGTGAATTCAGTGTTGAGGCCTATGTGAAAGGCACAAGCGGCGTTGAAGATACCATTGACACCATAGCTGTAGAGGTTGCTGAAGCCCTGGCGACAGACACAACCAGGGGTGGCCTGGCTAAAGATACACAGGTCACAGATTTCAGTGTGGATTTCAGCGGGGATGGTGAACAGCCTGTGGGAATCGCATCTTTTACAGTTGTGGTGCAATATGCTACATTGGAAAACGATTTAGAGGCAGCAGCCTAGAAGGATTTAAGATGAGTGCAAAACGCATTTTGGTGTGGCCCCCAAAGGGCAAACCCATTGAGATTTATGAAAGCGATTTAGATTCTTTCATAATAAAGGGCTGGACTGATAAGGAACCCCAGCCAAAAAAAGCGCGGTCTTACAAGGCCGAAATTGAAACTGAAGAAGCCACAGAGGAGAATTAATCATGGCGACTTTTCAAGGCAAGGATGGGGTCATTGAGGTTGGCGGCAACGCTGTGGCTGAAATCCGTTCATATTCCATTGATGAGACAATGGACACCATTGAAGACACTGCAATGGGTGACACTGCCCGCACATATAAAGTTGGACTGAAATCATTTTCAGGTTCTGCTGATGTGTATTTTGATGATACTGACACATCAGGCCAAGGTGCATTGACCGTTGGAACATCTGCCAGCATTGAGATTGGTTTTGAGGGCGGGACAACAGGTGACCATTCGCTTTCAGGCACAATCCTGGTGACAGGTCGGACAATCACAGGTTCATTTGATGGCATGGTTGAAGGAACCATTTCGTTCACTGGAACAGGTCCGCTTACTGAAGGCACATTTGCATAATAGCTATTGAAAGGTGAGGTCATGGCTAATGAAAAAAACAATGCGGGGTTGTCTGCTATACAAAGGGCAACCTCGCATTATAACGGCTTAAACATCCGTGAGATTCAAGTGCCTGAGTGGGGCGATGAATCTGGACCATTTGTTTTCTATGTGAAGCCCTTTACTTTACAAGACCAGGGCAAGTTGCAATTCGCAATCAAGAATTCATCAGAGGCTGATGCCCTGGCTGAAATATTGGTTTTGAAAGCAATGGATGAGGAAGGAAACAAATTATTCAATGTGGGTGATAAGCAAAAGCTAAGAACCCAGGTTGATGCCCAGGTTCTTGCCAGGGTTGCCAATGATATTATGGGCGGCGAGGGCGAAGCGGAACTGGAAAAAAACTAAGGGATTCTCCTGAACGCCAGTTTAAATTTCACCTGGCTGAAAAACTTGGAATGACGGTTGGTCAACTTGAGGCTACAATGGAAGTGGATGAATTCAGAGAATGGATTGTCTACACGCAAATAGCATCTGACCGCCAAAAGGAAGCAATGAAAAATGGCAGCAACCGTCAAACTCCCCATTCTAATAACAGGCAAAGACCAATCAAGTAGGGCTTTTCGCCAGGTTCAGGGGAATCTCAAACTTACACAAAATGCAATTGGTGGGGTCACTAGGCTGCTGGCCCCACTTGCAGCGGCCTTCTCAGTTGGGGCGTTAGGGTCAAACCTAATTAGAACCAACAAAGAATTCCAGAGTTTGCAAGCCAGTTTGATAACCTTTACTGGTTCTGTAGACCAGGCAAAAACAACCTTTGATATTCTAAAGGATTTTGCCAAGACAACCCCATTTGCCCTTTCAGATGTTGTAAACAGCTTCAATGTCCTGGTTTCGCGTGGCATCAGGCCAACGCTGGACCAGCTTGAGGCCTTTTCTGATGTTGCTGGTGGAACTGGCAAGGCATTCAGTCAGTTTGCAGAGGCCGTTGCTGATGCTGCAACAGGTGAATTTGAACGCCTCAAAGAATTTGGCATCAAGGCATCTAAAGAAAAAGACAAGCTGACATTCACTTTTGATGACCTGACCCTGACTGTGAACAACAGTTCAGATGAGATTCTTGAAGCATTAAACGAAATTGCCACCAAGAAATTTGCTGGCGGTGCAGCCAGACAAGCTGCCACCCTGGGCGGCGCATTTACAAATCTGGGCGATGCCACAGATGATTTGTTGTTTTCTATTGGTGAAGCTGGTTTATCAAAAGAGTTGATTCGGGTTGCAAAGCGCATCACTGGCCTCACAACTGATGGCGGCAAATTTGCCAAGGTTATTTCTGGGGTGATGGTTAGGGCAATCAGAGGCCTGGAAAGGTCGTTTGAGTTTTTATATGATAACCTGGAACAGATAATTGCTGGCCTGAAGATTGCTTTTGGAATTGTTGTCATCAGGAAAATAGCTGCAACAGCCCAGGCAATTGTTGGATTTACAAAGGCCATCATTACAACCGTTGCAGCATCAAAGGCATTCGGTTTGCTGTTCAGCAAAAAGGGTGCATTGGTTGCTGGTTTAGGCGCAACAGCGGCAGCGGCTACTGGTGTGAAGCTGGCACTTAATGACCAAATTGAAGAAACCATTAATGCAATCAAGAACAATGAAATCCTGAAAACTGTTCTTGAAGGGGCAGAAAAGGTCACAAATATATTCACTGAGGCCCTGGGCTTGAATGCGGATATTGTGGGCCAGGTCACTGAGGAATACGAAAAGAACACCAAGGAAACTAGAAACCTCAATGCTGAAGTAAATACAGCCGCCAAACAGCTTGACCTTTTCACCCAAAAGTTCAAAAAGCAAAACTCTGAAATCTTTACAAACAGAACAGCAATGTCTGATTTGGAAAAGCAGCTTCAAGATATTTCAAAAGCGCATAGCCTTGGAATCATTTCATCTGATGAATTCGCTGAAGCACAGAAAAACGTAAAGCACGAAATCATTGATTTGAGGGCTGAACAAGACAAGACGTTTGGTTCTGGCGCAATCAAAGGCATCAAAGATTATTACAACAGCATTTCTGACAATGCGGTCAATGCGTCTGCATTTGTGGGCGATGCGTTCAAATCTCTTGAAAGCGGTCTTTCTGAGTTCTTTCAGTCAGGAAAGTTGGATTTTAAATCATTCACTGATGTAATCAAAAAGGGCTTGGCAGACTTGGCTGCGAAAGCTGTTATTTCAACAGGCTTGAACTTTCTGGGCAAGGTTTTCCCCAGCCTAGCATTTGCAGAAGGTGGTTTTGTTTCTGGGCCTGGTGGTCCAACAAGCGATTCCGTGTTGGCGCGGCTGTCAGCGGGTGAATATGTTGTCAAGGCATCAGCCGTAAACAAGCTGGGCATTCCGGCATTGGAACAAATCAACCAAGGCCAGTTGCCAATGGGTGCGGTCAATGATGAGGTTCCTGGATTTTTCTTTGGTGGCATTATCAAGAAGATTAAAAAGATTGTTAAAAAAATTAAAAAAACAATTACAGATGTAATCAAAGGCGTAACTGATGCAGTCAAGTCTGTTGTTGGCGCAATATCAAGCACAGTTTCAAATATCGTCAAAGGTATTGTTTCAGGT